ATTTCAGGTGTACTGAAAGACGGCACAGGAAAACCGGTACAGAACTGCACAATCCAGCTGAAAGCAAAACGTAACAGTACCACGGTGGTGGTGAACACGCTGGCATCTGAAAATCCGGATGAAGCCGGGCGTTACAGTATGGACGTTGAGTACGGTCAGTACAGCGTTATTCTGTTGGTGGAAGGATTCCCGCCGTCACATGCCGGGACCATCACAGTGTATGAAGATTCCCGACCCGGTACGCTGAATGATTTTCTCGGTGCCATGACGGAGGATGATGCCCGTCCGGAGGCACTGCGCCGTTTTGAGCTGATGGTGGAAGAGGTGGCGCGTAACGCGTCCGTGGTGGCACAGAACACGGCAGCCGCGAAGAAGTCAGCCAGTGATGCCAGCACATCAGCCCGTGAGGCGGCAACCCATGCGACTGATGCTGCAGGCTCAGCACGCGCAGCCAGCACGTCAGCCGGACAGGCCGCGTCGTCGGCTCAGTCAGCGACTTCCAGCGCAGGAACGGCATCAACAAAGGCCACTGAAGCATCAAAAAGTGCTGCCGCTGCAGAGTCCTCAAAAAGCGCGGCAGCTACCAGTGCCAGTGCCGCGAAAACGTCAGAAACGAATGCGGCAGCGTCACAACAATCAGCAGCCACTTCTGCATCCACCGCGACTACGAAAGCGTCAGAAGCTGCCACCTCAGCCCGGGATGCGGCGGCTTCAAAAGAGGCGGCAAAATCATCAGAAACGAACGCATCCTCGAGCGCCAGTAGCGCAGCTTCCTCGGCAACAGCGGCAGGAAATTCCGCGAAGGCGGCAAAAACGTCAGAGACGAACGCCAGGTCTTCTGAAACGGCAGCGGGACAGAGCGCCTCGGCTGCGGCAGGCTCAAAAACAGCGGCTGCGTCGTCTGCCAGTGCAGCGTCAACAAGTGCCGGGCAGGCCTCAGCCAGTGCCACCGCCGCCGGAAAATCGGCAGAAAGCGCCGCATCGTCTGCTTCAACAGCCACAACGAAGGCTGGCGAAGCCACTGAACAGGCCAGCGCAGCAGCGAGGTCTGCTTCCGCAGCGAAGACATCCGAAACGAACGCGAAAGCGTCGGAAACCAGCGCAGAATCCTCAAAAACGGCTGCCGCATCGTCCGCCAGTTCGGCGGCGTCATCGGCATCATCTGCGTCTGCTTCAAAAGATGAGGCGACCAGACAAGCGTCAGCAGCGAAGAGCAGCGCCACGACGGCATCCACGAAGGCGACAGAGGCAGCTGGCAGTGCGACGGCGGCAGCTCAGAGCAAAAGTACGGCGGAATCCGCGGCAACGCGCGCCGAGACAGCAGCTAAACGGGCAGAGGATATTGCATCCGCCGTGGCGCTTGAGGATGCAAGTACGACGAAAAAGGGGATAGTACAGCTCAGCAGTGCGACCAACAGCACATCTGAAACGCTTGCCGCGACACCGAAGGCAGTTAAAGCAGCGAATGACAATGCGAATGGCAGGGTACCATCTAACCGAAAAGTTAACGGGAAAGCACTGACTGCGGATATAACATTAACACCGAAAGATATTGGCACTTTAAATTCAGTAACGATCTCTTTCTCTGGCGGGGCAGGGTGGTTCAAACTGGCAACGGTTACCATGCCACAAGCGAGTTCCATCGTTTACATCGCATTGATTGGTGGCGCTGGTTACAACGTCGGCTCCCCACATCAGGCAGGCATTTCAGAACTGGTTCTACGAGCAGGCAATGGAAACCCCAAAGGGATTACCGGAGCTTTGTGGAAGCGTACAGCCGTCGGATTAACGAATTTCGCCTGGATCAACACATCCGGCGATACATATGATATTTACGTTGAGATTGGCAATTATGCGACGAGTGTAAATATCCATTGGGATTGTACTACAAATGCGTCAGTTTCTATTTATACCTCGCCAACATATTCAGCGAGTAAGCCTTCCAGCGTTACCGGTGGTGTTGTTTATACGATGTATAGCTCACATCAGAAACCTACACCATCAGATATTGGAGCGCTGCCAACGACTGGAGGGACTATTTCAGGTCCGTTGTCTGTTACTGATGGGATCACCGGGGCACTGAAGGGGAACGCCGATACCGCGACGAAACTTGCGGCAGCCCCAAAAATTAACGGTGTTAAGTTTGATGGCTCGGCGGATATTAACCTCACGCCGGAAAATATTGGTGCATTTGCCCGACGTTCGACGGGGGCTTATGCGGATTCGGATGGAGCCGTTCCCTGGAATGCCGAATCAGGCGCTTACAATGTCACCCGCTCTGGCAACAGCTATATTCTGGTTAACTTCTATACCGGAGTCGGAAGTTGCCGGACCTTGCAGATGAAGGCACATTACAGAAATGGAGGTCTGTTCTACCGTTCCTCAAGAGATGGCTATGGTTTTGAGGAAGACTGGGCAGAAGTTTATACCTCGAAAAATCTTCCACCAGAAAGCTACCCAGTCGGCGCACCAATCCCGTGGCCATCAGATACCGTTCCGTCTGGTTATGCCCTGATGCAGGGGCAGACTTTTGACAAATCTGCTTACCCGAAACTTGCAGCCGCTTATCCGTCAGGTGTGATCCCTGATATGCGTGGCTGGACGATTAAGGGCAAACCTGCCAGTGGTCGGGCCGTATTGTCTCAGGAACAGGACGGCATTAAATCGCACACCCACAGCGCCAGCGTATCCAGTACGGATTTGGGGACGAAAAACACATCGTCGTTTGATTACGGAACCAAATCCACGAATAACACCGGGGCGCATACCCATAGTATTAGCGGGACTGCAAATAGTGCCGGTGCGCACCAACACAAGAGTTCCGGTGCATTTGGTGGCACGAACACGAGCATTTTCCCTAATGGTTATACCGCGATTTCAAATCTAAGCGCGGGGATTATGAGCACAACAAGCGGTAGTGGCCAGACTCGTAATGCAGGGAAGACATCATCAGATGGTGCTCATACCCACTCGCTGTCCGGCACTGCTGCAAGCGCAGGCGCACATGCACATACTGTCGGTATTGGTGCTCATACGCACTCCGTTGCGATTGGCTCACATGGACACACCATCACCGTTAACGCTGCTGGTAACGCGGAAAACACCGTCAAAAACATCGCATTTAACTATATTGTGAGGCTTGCATAATGGTATTCAGAATGAGTGAACAACCACGGACCATAACAATTTATAATCTGCTGGCCGGAACTAATGAATTTATTGGTGAAGGTGATGCATATATTCCGCCTCATACAGGTCTGCCAGCAAACAGTACCGATATTGCACCGCCAGATATTCCGGCAGGCTTCGTGGCTGTTTTCAACAGTGATGAGGCATCGTGGCATCTCGTTGAAGATCATCGGGGTAAAACGGTTTATGACGTGGCTTCCGGCGACGCGTTATTTATTTCTGAACTCGGTCCGTTACCGGAAAATGTTACCTGGTTATCGCCGGAAGGGGAGTTTCAGAAGTGGAACGGCACAGCCTGGGTGAAGGATACGGAAGCAGAAAAACTGTTCCGGATCCGGGAGGCGGAAGAAACAAAAAACAACCTGATGCAGGTAGCCAGTGAGCATATTGCGCCGCTTCAGGATGCTGCAGATCTGGAAATCGCAACGGAGGAAGAAACCTCGTTGCTTGAAGCCTGGAAGAAGTATCGAGTGTTGCTGAATCGTGTTGATACATCAACTGCACCTGATATTGAGTGGCCTACAGTACCTGTTATGGAATAATCGTTACTGCTGTAGCCATAATAACGTCATATACAAGAGCTTGCTGGACTACGAAGAATGCGCGCTGATTTTGAAGATAAAATCAGTGGTACAAAGTCCGAAAGGCCTGGGCTGAAAAAACTACTCAGAATATTATCGGCAGGTGACACACTGATTGTCTGAAAGCTGGACTGACTGGGGGCGTTTTTTCTTCCATGTTATGGGGCTCAGGCCGAAATGGAACGTGGACTGACTGTTAAGAGAACAATAGTCGGGTTTTGAGGCTGCGAGATTACATAGAGTTAATTGGTTGGTTAATAGGGTATAGAGGTTATCCAACTATTCGTTACGACATATATTGTTGTTACCTACAAGTTATGAAAAATATATGATTTTATTAATCTTTTGTATGTGCAGATTAATACTTAATACGCATCAATCTGCACATTTGCTTTTGTGAGAGAATTATCGTTGTAAGAGTGATTTAATATTGTTGGCGACTACTTCAGGATTATTATCATAGACCATATAAAGCTTATCACTAAGTAAAGGTAATGATAGGTTTACGACCTCCTCGTCTTCTTTTTTTAATAAGGTCAAAAGTTTTACGTCGCCACTCGATATTTCGCTGGCTAAAACTGCTCTTAATTCTTTTTGAGGCCATTCCTTATTGACTGAATTAGCAGATAAAATAGCGATGACATATTTTGATTTAACTAGTGCTGCATTTATTTTCTCAATTAAGGAGTCGCCCCATTTTATCTCAACATGATCTATGAAGGCTGAAATTTTAAGTTTAGTTAACTCGTCATATATTGGAATTGCAATGTCTTTTTTGTCTTCGCTTGCATGGCATATAAAAACATCAAAGTTTTCTGTTTCTTTCATTGCTCGCAATCCTTCTTGGGTTTTTAATGGATCGTTATGACTCATGTATGACATCAGTTTTAAATATCCTGGATAGTCTTTCCCTCTAACCATTTTTATAAAGCTAAGCCTTCCATAAATATGATTTCGGAAAATTTGAATTGCGTGGTTATTATCCTTTGCCTGATATCCTTTTTCTGTAGCAAAGAGAAGTGCATACTTTAGCTTATCATCTGTCCATCTATGAATCATTGAACGTGTAATTCTTATATATCTTCTGTTAATGTTAACTTTATCATTAACCACTAAGCCAGTAACACTTTGTCTTGTATTTCTGGTTTGAACTCTAAACTTATCATAATTTATTTTAAAGCCATTTTTTGAAATAATATTGTCTATAGTTTCACTAAGACTATAACTTCCGTCATCGTTTTTTTTGATTATATCAATATTTCTCTGATTGAAAGAAAAAGTTATGTCGTCAGCATACCTAGAATAAGATATTTTTTTTCTTCCTGCAAATTGGGTGAGCTGTTTGTCTAGAGAAGCTGATGCAATATTTGCTAATATTGGCGATGTACACGCACCTTGAGGTAATTTTCCATTGTGAGTACATAACTGAGCTAAAACAGTAGCTGCTGGATGAGCAAAATTAAAAGGTTTACTTTTAAATATTCCATAAACCCTGGCAAAACTTATTGATTCGAAATAGTTTTCTAGGTCAATGTTTACGACAAAATTTTTTTTAATATGCATCCCAGCATTAGTAATGATGCTCTTTCCTTTTATAAAACCATGAGCAGATTTCTTTGGCCTGTAGAAATATTCAAGAACGGGCTTTAGTCTCGTTTGGAGTATCGATAGACCGCCACAAGGAGCATTAATGACTCTTTTTTTACCATTCTTCTTTTCTATTTCAAAAGTACGATAATTATCTTTTTTACGATATAGTATATAAAGTAATTGGCCAGCAGGAACTCCAAGTAAATTGGCAATATCACTTACTGATGTTATAGCAATTTCCCCTGACTCAATCAATATACATATTTTAATCAGGTTATCAGGGGGAGTAACTTCAGTGCTAGTAAGTGTGTGGTTTATCCATTTAATTTTATGTCCATTGCTGTATGGTTTAGGTTCAATTTGAGGAAGTTCAGATATGAAGTCAGGGCTTTTTTTATTGGCTAATGCGAAGTTATGCATTAATAATTTATCATGTAGCGACAAAACCAACTCCTATCGGATTGTAGGTAATGACTCCAACTTATTGATAGTGTTTTATGTTCAGATAATGCCCGATGACTTTGTC